TGATACGGATGGAATGACAGGAAATAGTGGCACAGAAGGCGTTGCAAAAGAAGTAGAACTTGGTGAACTAAAGGTTAAATACAACGAAGCTAGTCTTGCTACTGGCAATGTGAACAATGTTTTTGACGTGTATCCTTGGCTTCAGTCCTATCTTGGTGCTTATTGTCTTGGTGGAGCTGGCGGCTATCAAGTTCGGGTGGTAAGAGGTTAATTATGGCAAAAATTGATGATGTATTTGGAAACGTACCAGCAAGTATTCTTAGTAGTTGGGGTCAAACATTAACTTTTGTTAAAACTACAACTCCAAGAACATATAACCCAACAACAGGAGCTGTTACTGGAGCAGATACAAACGTAAGTGTTAAAGGAGTTATTACACAGATTAATTCAAGTGAAGATGATGGGTTATATCAAACGACTGACTTAAAAGTTGTTATTGGAGCAAATGAATTAGGAGATTATTACCCAACAGAAGCAGATCGTATTCAATATCCACAAGCAGGATCTACTAAGGAAGGAAAAATTATTAATATTCAAACAGCAAGAGGAGATAAGCCTATATTTCATACATTGATCGTGAGGCCACAGTAATGGCAGGTTTTTTTGGCAAAAAAATACAAGCAATTAAAAACATTGATCAAACAATTGCTGCTTTTTTTCTAAGTTCAGCTCAAGGCTCTGCGATGCAAATTGTTAAAGATTTGCAAGATGAAGGGCCAAGTTGGACAGGTAAATTTTCTAACTCTTGGCAAATAGAAACTAGAACTCCTGGTTTGGAATGGAGAGGGACAATGGAAGCAGGTGAGCCTGTTTCACCTTTTGATGATGGAAGTGGTGGGCCAAAAGTAACAATGAGAGATGCTAGAGATGTTTTAGAAAAAGGAAAAGTTGCTTTTCGAGTTAGTAATGTTTCTCCCGTTAATAATGTAGGAGAGCAATATGCAGAATTTGCGACTGATCGAAAAGAAGGTGTGTTTAGTGGTAAATGGGCTGGATCAGAACCTCAAACACAAAAAGGTAGAGAAAGTTGGGAGTCAGCTAATACAAAAAGGAATATTCCTGATAAAAGAGGAAATATTGGTAGTGGTACAGAAGAAGGTTTCTCTAGTCGTACCGCAGAAGAAGATTGGTTTGATCGTTATATCAATGAAAAAATGACAGATACTATTAAAAAGACTGTCAATCTTACGCTTAAAGGAAAATTATGAATTATCAATCAATTCGAGCACAAGTAGAGAATCCATTATTAACTGCTTTTGGAGCGTTAGACCCTGCGGTTCCTGTGTTTTTTGATAATATTACGGCTGCACCTTTAAATAGTACGACTGAATATGTCAGAGTTAATATTACTTTTGGAGCAACTAATGATCCTACTTTAACTTCTAGTGTTGATAACGCTAGAGGATCAGTCATTGTTAAAGTGTTTACAGAAAAAGGAAAAGGGCCAGCAAGAAATCAAACATTAATTACAACTGCTGTTAATGTTCTAGAAACAATTAATAACGGAACAAAAGGTACAACTGGAACTTATTTAAAAGTTGGAGTTGTTACAGGGCCAGATTTTTTCACAACAGAAACAAGCCCTTTATTTATGGGGAAAATATCGACTTCTTACGTTGCCACGGTTTTGAGCTAATCTATAGGTAAATTTCTACAGCAGCCTCATGGCCGTTACATGTTTATCTGGCACATCAGGTGCTCTCTATTACAAACCAGCAGGGACAACAGGAACCTTTGGTACTGGTGATGTAACCATTGGTACTGAGACAATGGTTGTTGAAACTTATCTCAATCTTAAGGTTGGAGATCCAGTTAAGTTTAGTGTGATTGATTCTTCTACAGGTGGAACAGGAACAGGAACTTTACCTGCTGGATTAAGTGCTGGAACAACTTATTACGTTACTACTTACACAGCAGCAACAGGAGCATTGATTGTATCTGCATCTGCTGGTGGTTCTGCTGTAAACCTAACTGACGTTGGAACAGCCGCAGCTCCTAATGAGTTCCAAGTTGCTTATGCTGCTTTTGAATCAGTTAGTCAAGTTAGTGAGTGGTCTTTCGAGATTGAAAGAGCTGAAATTGATGTAACTACAATCGGTGGTGATCCTGGTCAGTACGTTCCATTTAGAAAGTACATTGCTGGATTTGGTGATGGTTCAGGTAGTGCAACTGCTTACATGACAAACGAAGATGCTTCTCTTTCTAACCGCATGATTGAAGATGTTCTTCAACGTCAACAAGTTGGTGCAGCATTTAAGCTTTATACAGATCGTGTATTTAGCGGTGGAACTGTAAGTGACACTCTTAGTCGTTTTATTAGCTTTGATGCAACATTAACTTCTGCTTCTTTAGGTGTTACTCCTGATGATGCACAAGCAGTAACAGTTGCTTTCCGTCCTGCTGGAGTACCAACTTTCGACTTTAGTCGTTCATAATAAGAACGGAATTGGAATGTTCCAGAAGCCCTGCCTTGTGCAGGGTTTTTTCTTGTCTATTAGGTTAGAATAAAAATGTATAAATTTTTATCATGACATCTAGCCCTAGATCTACACGATCACCGTTAAGAGCAATAGATCGACTTAAGAAAGCTGCAAATTTAGAAGCAACAAAAAAAGAAGTTACTTTATCTGATGGAACAGTATTTGAAATGTGGGTTGCTCCACTAACGATGGCAGAAAGAGAACGAGCACAAAAAGGAGCAAAATCTGATGATGCTAATGAGTTTGCATTACGTTTGTTAATGACAAAAGCACAAGATGAGAATGGTCAAAAGTTATTTAATCTTGGTGAAATTGATGTTTTAAAGCATGAAGTAAGAGATTCTGACCTTCAATCTTTGATGCTTGCTGTTATTTCAGAAGAAGAGGAAGAAAATATTGACCCAAAATTTTAAGTGCGGAGATTAGAAAAGATCCTTTGTTAATGCTTCAATTTGCTATTGCAAAGGAGTTAGGAAAATCTTTATCTGAAATCCGTCAGTTAACAATGAATGAATTATTGGGTTGGAGTGCCTATTTTCAAATATTGAACGAAGATCAAGAAGAAGAAATGCAAAAAATCCGTAGACGCAGGTAAACTAAAGAAACTGGAGGGAATTTTACTGTGGCTGATCTGAATACCAATATAAATATTGTTATACAGAATTTAAAGAAAGTAAAAGATCTTGGAAAGACTTTTAAGGATGCTGCGAAAGATGCTGAACGAATAGAAAATAAAATTAAAGCTATTAATGCAAATTTAAATAGAGCAAAACAAAAATTTAATACGGTTGACCCTGATATGCCCAGGGACAAAAAAGGACGATTTGTTAAAGATGCAGATAGAAATAGACGTAGAAATGCATACGCTGAATTGCGGATGCAAAAAGCAAGGCAAGTTACAGAAAAAAGATCTGTTCAAAGAGATTTAGATGTTATTCAGAGAAAACAAAGGCTAATTAAAAGAGAAGAAGCAGGAGCTTTAAAAAGAGCACAAATAGAACAAAAAATCTTGACACAAAGATTGCAGCTTAGTGCTGCAAAGGGGTTGGTTGGCAGAAAAATAAGAGAAGCAGGTTCAGCAGGTCTTTCTCCTCTTGATTTTGCAGGTGGAGAAGGTAAACGTCCAAGTGCTAAAAGAGTCGAATTAAATGCACAAGTTCAAAAATTAAAACAAGGATTTCAAGAGTTACAAGAAGCAGAAGTAAAAGTTGGAAGCACAACAGATAAAAATGGAAAAATTACTGCTAGAAATATTCAAACGTATCGAGCTTTAGGATCTGAATTAAGTCGTGTTGTTGAACAATTAAATGCTTTAAATAGAGCTTCTGCTAAAAGGTCTATTGGTTTTGAAAAAGGAAGACGATTACAAGAACGTATTGCTGCTATTGATCCGATACTAAGGAAAACTAAATCAGGAGCTGAGATTGCTGGAACAGGTAAAGCTAGAGATTTTGGACAAGGGGCGGCTGCTCAAAGAGCAAGAGGGTTAGCTGGCAAAGTAATTGCAGCAGCAGATACAGGTGATCAAAATTTATATAATCAAGCATTATCAAAAGCAACAGCAGCAATTTCACGTTTAGAACGTGAATATAAACAAGGGGAAAAATCTTTAAAAGAAGAACGTAGACTTAGAAAAATAGGTGTAAAAGCAAGAAGAAGGGCTGCTTCTAAACGTGCTGATATTCAAGGAAGATTTAGAGAAAGCTTAATGCTTGGAGCTGGTTTCCCTCTTCTCTTTGGTGGTGGAGTTGGTGCTGTTGCTGGTGGTATTGGAGGTGCAATAGCACAAAAAGGAGGAAAAGGCTTTGGTGCTCAAATCTTCTTTAGTGCAATAGGTCAACAGTTTGACAAGCTTATTTCTTCAATGGTGTCTAGCACCGCAAAGTTAGGTCAAGCATTAGGTCAATACAATCAAAATACAGAACAACTTATTACTTCATTAGGTCTTTCTGGAACAGCAGAAGGTCAACGCATACAAATAATTGAAACTTTACAAGGAAAACAAGCAGCTTTTAATGCAGCAATGCAGCAATTAGTTAATGCTGTAGGAGAAAAAGGTGCGGCAGATCTCAAAATCTTTGGTGATAATTTACGTTTGGTAGGAAGTGAATTTAGGATATTCTTTACAAAAGTCCAAGCTGGATTAGCAGGTATTTTAAATTTAGCAGATAAAATTTTAAGACTTTCAGAGGGAGCACAGGAATCCAGAGTATCAAGATTTGCTGAAACAACTACAAATTCTGAGATTGTTGCATTAAGAAAAAGACGAGATTCAATAACAAGAACACAAGGAGGAATGGGACAGAAAAAAGCAGATATTCAAACGCAAATAGAAGCATTAGCAGGGCCATTACTTGCAAAACAAGATGCTCAAGTTGCAATAGATACTGCTTTAATGGGTGAAAAAGAATTATTAAAAACTAAAAAAGAACAATTTGAAATAGATCAACGTATTGTTGAATTGAAAAAAGGAGGAATGAATGAGGCATTAGCAAGTGAAATAGCAAAATTAGAACAAGTTTTTAATAAAGGAACTACTAATTTAGAACAACAAAAAAAATCATTACAGCAACAAATAAGAACAAATGGATGGACTGATGAGCTTGGAGTACAGTTAAAAGAAATTAATAAAGCTTTAGAAGAGAGGGTTAAGTTGTTAGGAATGTCAACAGAAGAATTGAAAAAATACCTTGCTACTCAAAAACAAGTTAAAGAAGAATCAGACTTTATAAAAGTAAAATGGGAAGACATTAAAG